ATTCCATTTGAAGATAATGATTTGTCTTCAGTTAATAACGATCCTTGGTTTTACGCATTATTTGATAATACAGGAAATGGTAATTATACAGGATATTCATTTTGGGCAATTGTTACCGGGGTAACGAACATCAATCCAGTTACTACAACAACTACCGGAACTATTCCAACCCCAACACCTACACCTTCAGCACAAAATCCTTGTGTTTCTCCATTACCTTTTACCTCACCTACTCCTACCCCTACACCAGTTAATATTGACTGTTATTCCGGATCAGTTGTTGGTGTTGTATATTATTACACAGGAAACACTTATAATGATTATGATGATATGGTAGTCGCTACCTTTAGATCACGAGGTGTGTCATATTACAATGATGGTACTAATCCTGATTTTGAAGTAAGTGGATTAACTCAAGTATCCTTAGACTTCTCTAATCAATACTCTGGAGTTACTAAAAATCCTTTCTTAACTTTTGGGGTTAATGTGACAAATAATTCAGGGACTAATTTCTTCTATGAAACATCTTTCAATACTTCAGATGCAAACTACTTAACTAAAGTATTTGGAGTTGACAATTTTGGTAAGCCAAGAACACAAGTTCCAATTTTTGTTGAGGAAAGATTCCAAACATTATTAAGTTATGGTTGGAGAAAAGGTTTCATCAAGGGTCTTAGTGCTGTCTTGGTTGACTTGGATAATGTTACGGGTCTGAATAACGCACCAAGTACTTCAATTGCTTGGTACTTAGACAGATATCAAACACCAAAATCACCTTGGGTTGTTTCTGAATTACGAGGTACAAAAGTGTATGATCTATTTAGATTTTACACGGTTGCTGATGGAGATTCTGCTAACTACAATGTTAAAGTTTCAATTTTCAATATCTCATTTGCGAACGAAACATTTGATGTAATGATTCGTGACTATTATGATACGGATTCAAACCCAACAGTTTTAGAGAAATTTACTAACTGTTCAATGGACCCAAGTCAAAATAACTTCATTGCTAAAAAGATAGGATCACTCGATGGTGAATATGAATTGAATTCAAAATATGTAATGGTCGAACTAAATGAGGATGCACCAGTAGATGCCCTTCCTTGTGGATTCGATGGTTATATGTTCAGAACTTACTTCGGAGCAAATCCTCCTTTCCCAATTTACAAAACTAAATATGATTTCCCAGGTGAAGTAATTTACAATCCTCCGTTTACAGGACCTATTCTAAGTTCTGGAGATAATGTGAGAAGAACTTACCTTGGGTTCTCAAATAGTATTGGATATGACTCTAACTTTTTTGAGTATGTTGGTAAACAAAATCCTCTTGACAGTTGCGCTCTTGAAGGTATTGATTGGGATTACAGGACTCGAGGATTCCATATGGATAAAAACGCATCTGGAATTACAATTTCTGGACCATTCACTTCTAATGGAACCCCTAGATTCTATGTTGGTGATGCTGACTTCAGTGTTGAGCCAACAAGTGCAACTAGTCCTTACTACCGTTTGTACTCTAGAAAATATACCTTATTAGTTCAAGGAGGCTTTGACGGATGGGATATCTATAGAGAACATAGAACTAATTCTGACAGATTTGTATTAGGGGCATCAGGTTATCTGAATGGGGCTTGTCCTGATAACCGATATCCAAATGCAATTGGTTGGGGAGCGTTCAAACAAATCTCTTTAGGAGATGGGACGATGGATTGGGCGAACACTGACTATTATGCATACTTGTTAGGTATCAGAACTTTTGCAAACCCGGAATCAGTTAATATTAACGTGTTTGTGAGTCCTGGAATTGATTATGTAAATAACAGTAATTTGGTTGAAGCAACAATTGAAATGATTGAAAACGAAAGAGCCGACTCACTTTATATAACAACTACTCCTGACTACAATATGTTCCTACCTACAACAACTGGTATAGATGGTTTGATTTACCCACAAGAGGCTGTAGATAATCTTGAACAATCAGGAATTGATTCTAACTACACCGCAACTTACTATCCGTGGGTTCTTACAAGAGATACAGTAAACAATACACAAATCTATATTCCGGCTACAGCGGAGGTTACTCGAAACTTAGCATTAACTGATAACATCGCATTCCCTTGGTTTGCAGCGGCTGGGTACACTCGTGGTATTGTAAACTCAATAAAGGCACGTAAAAAACTGACACAGGAAGATAGAGATACTCTATACACAGGAAGAATCAACCCAATTGCAACCTTCTCAGATGTAGGTACAGTAATTTGGGGTAACAAAACTCTTCAAATTAGAGAATCTGCTCTTGATAGAATTAACGTTAGACGATTATTATTACAAGCACGTAAGTTAATTTCAGCAGTATCTGTAAGATTGTTGTTTGATCAGAATGATGCACAAGTTCGTCAAGACTTCCTTAATTCTGTTAATCCTATCTTAGATGCAATTCGTAGAGACAGAGGTTTATATGACTTTAGAGTTACGGTTTCTAATGATGTTGCAGACTTAGATAGAAATCAAATGACAGGTAAGATATTTATTAAACCTACACGTTCATTAGAATTTATTGATATCACCTTCTACATTACTCCTACAGGAGCATCGTTTGAGGATATTTAATATAATTCTAGATTCTAACTTAAACCCTCATAGAAATATGGGGGTTTTTTTGTTAATTAATAAAATAGTTTGTAATTTAGCAAAAAAAAGTTATGAACTGGTTACCAGGAAAGTTAAGAATGTATATGAATGATTGGGATGATAATCTTTTATTTATGCCAACCAAAATAAGAATGGAAAAAAAGGTTGATAAAAAATGGGTTGAGGTATGGGTATCAACATTAGAATTTTCAGAAGTAAGGTTAAATTCTGATTACCGACCGTACAAAAACAAAATTGAATTGGCTTTTAAAAATTTTCGAGAAACGGAACCTTTTATTAATGACCTCAATTATTGTATAGAAAATAAATTATTCGGACCAAGTTTCTTGAAATTTAAAGAATCTTTAATTTATGCGAATCCAGTTGCAATAAACACCGCTAGAGGTCACAAACCAAACGACTTAAAAATGGGGGTTAAGTTACTTATTGAAAGAACTTTCACACAAGAAGAAAGAAAAATAATGGTCAGTAATATACAAAAATCTTATTTTTATGAGAAAAAATATGATCTGAAATTTTTGAATTCTTTGTTTAATGACCTTGATGATAAAATAATCGATTTTTACCTCAACGATAAGGTATCATATTATACAGTCTCATCAGAGGATTTTGCCAATTCTTTTAAATCTGAAATTAATAATACTGCATTAAATCCAAAACTAGGGAAAAAAATTGCAATAAAAGATTTTATAAAAAAAATATTAAATGATATTTATAGAAGTAATAATCCAGATTTAAACAAAATTTCATTTGGTTATTCAGAAGACGATAAAGAATTGGTTAACGCTATTATAGATTATATTAAAAAAGAATTATTATTTATTTATCCAAATATTCATTTTGTTATATACGATAATTCAAATAATAAAACTAATAAAATTATAATTAATAATTATTAATATGCTCTTATATATAGCATATTATTAAACAAAAAATAAAAGTAAATAGAAAAAAAATTTTTTTGTCGTATTTATAGTAAAATTAATAAACTAAATTAAAAAAATTAAAAAATTATGGCTGATTTGTTAATGAAGATGCCGGTTCCTTATGAACCAAAAAGACAGAACCGGTTCATCTTAAGATTTCCAACCTCTTTGGGTATTAATGAATGGTTTGTTGAAAGTGCATCTAGACCTTCAATTAAAATCGGTTCAACTGAAATTCAATTCTTGAATACATCCACATTTGTTGCGGGTAGATTTACTTGGGACGCTATTTCTGTTAAATTCAGAGATCCAATCGGACCATCAGCATCTCAAGCATTGATGGAATGGGTTCGTTTATGTGCTGAATCAGTTACAGGTCGTATGGGTTATGCTGCTGGTTATAAGAAAAATGTTGATTTGGAGATGTTAGACCCAACTGGAGTTGTTGTAGAAAAATGGATTTTAGAGGGTGCGTTTATGACAAGTGTAAACTTTGGTTCATTGAGTTATTCTCAAGATGCTTTAGCCGATATTACGGCAAACATCCAAATGGATAGATGTGTTTTAGTTTATTAATGGTTTCAAAATAAAGTCACTGACCCCATCATTAATTTGTTGGGGTTTTTTGTTGACTAAAATTTTATACAAGTTATATTTAAAATAAAAAGAAAATGGAAGATTCTCAAAAATATGGTCAAATGGATTTTAATTTACCTCATGATGTGGTGTCACTACCATCTGGAGGGTTATTTTATAAATCAAAAAAAAAGACGGTAAAATTAGGTTACTTAACCGCATCTGATGAAAACTTACTTGCAAATATTAATGAAAGAAAAACAATTAAAGAAACAATTGTTCTTCCTTTGTTAAGGTCAAAGTTATATGAACCAGATCTAAGACCTGAGGAATTACTTGATGGAGACATTGAGGCCCTATTAATTTTTTTACGTAACACCTCTTTTGGACCTGAATATAATTTGATTTTAACTGATCCCAAAACCGATAAAGATTTTGAAACAGTAATTTTCTTGGACCAATTAGATGTTAGAAAAACAACCGCACAACCCGATAAAGATGGTCATTTTGTGGTCACATTACCAAAAACACAATCTGTTGTTAAGTATAAACTTTTAAGTTTAAAAGATTCTTTAGAAGTTGATTCCATTTTACAGTCCTACCCAAAAAATGTTGTTGCTCCGACCGCTACTCTTAAACTTAGTAAACAAATAGTAGAAATAGACGGTACAGACGATAGAGTATCTATAGAAAAATTTGTTCAGAACATGCCAATAATGGACTCTAAGTTTTTGAAAAAATTTATGTACGATAATGAACCTAGATTAGATCTATTAAGAGAAGTTTTAGCCCCGTCTGGAGAAAAGGTAGTAGTGAATATTACCTTTGGGGTTGAATTTTTTCGGCCTTTCTTCTGATTACATTCAAAACTCGCTCCAAGAGTATTATTACCTTGCACAAAAATTAAATTTACCCTATTGGGATTATCTGAGAATGCCCATATACGTCAGAAAATTTTTGATGAACAAGTTAATTGAAGATTCAAAACCCACATAATTTGTATTTATTTTAAAAGAATAATTAATGCCCTCCAACAAACCAAATTCTGGGAATATACTTGACCCTGGGGATAGTGAAGAAAGTGTAGGTAAGGTTGCAGATGCAACCTCCGCATTGAATGCTTCCTTTCTGGATTTAGATAAGACTATCAACGATATGTCACTGTCATTTAGTTTTATTACAGATACCTTAAAGTCTGTAGGTAGTCAACTAGTATCCATAATTAATCCAATTGAGATATTCAAAACTCAGATAAATCTTGACAAAGAGGCATCAAGGTTAGTTAGGGCGTTCGGTGTTTCAAAAGATAAGGCGGGTGAACTTACCCAAACCCTAACAGACGCAATACCTGGATTTATTGCATTTGGAGGAAGTGTTGGAGATGCTGGTCAAACAATTAAAACTTTAGCGGAGTCATTTGATACTAATATGTCTATTGCTGGGGATACTTTGGTTAGTTTTGCCGCTACCGCGAAAGTTACAGGTGTAGAACAAGGAAAATTAGCGACCTCATTTAGGGATGTTGGTGTATCACTAGGTGACATAGATGACAGAATGTTGAAAGTCGTTGAAACCGCTAGAAATGCTGGTATCACAACCAAGGCAGTATCGGACCTGGTAACATCAAACTTAGATAAAATGAACCTCTACAACTTCAACAATGGGGTAGTAGGTTTGGCAAAAATGGCGGCCCAGGCATCAAGATTAGGTATTGATATGAATAGTATCTTCTCTACTGTTGATAAAGTTTTTAATCCTGAGGGGGCAATTGAATTATCTTCGGCACTTCAAAGACTTGGTGTTACAACTAGTGATCTTCTAGATCCATTAAGGTTAATGGATTTAGCACAAAATGATCCTACTGAATTACAAAATCAAATTGTCAACATGACAAAAGAATTTGTTAAATTCAACACAGCAAACAATCAATTTGAAATTTTACCAGGGGCAAAAAGAAGACTAAATGAAATAGGTGCTGCATTTGGTTATTCAAATGGTCAACTTCAAAAAATGGCAATTAACGCCGCTAATTTTGATTATAAGTTAAAACAGTTAAAGTTTCCGTCTGATTTGGCATCCAAAGAAGATAAGGAGTTTCTTGCTACAATTTCCCAAATTGGAGAAAAAGGGTCTCAATTTGAGGGAAGGGCATTTGTACAAGTTGAACAAACGGATGCCACAGGTGCGGGTACAGGTAGATACATCTCGAAGGCGTTAGAAGATTTATCTTC